GCTGGGGAATCCTCCAGCCGTAGGCTGGAGTATGAACGAACCCGCTGGAGTATGAACGAACCCGCTGGGGGATACATCATCTATACCATCGTTGCCTCCTGCGCCGTCCATGTAGGTATGGGTGGGATTATACCACCTTTGCATATAAATGCCTTGCTGTGTAACCGATGCCATCGTTACAGATAATAGGGAGGTTATACCATATTCGTTATCTAAGCCTGTTGTTATATAGGTAGGGGGCTGGGCTAGCGTTGCCATTTTTGTGGGCCTTTGTGGATTGTGTGCGACTACCCTCTTTTCTGACGGGGACGGCATCGCCCTCCGTGTTCCAATAGGGGGGATAACGTGCCACTTATTCTCACACCGTCCGACAAAATCCCCTACGGATAACGCCGTCCTTATCCGCTCCGGAAAATAAAACGCGCCTAAAAATAAAACGGCGGATAAAAAAGGAAAGCTGAGTTAAACGGCGGCTATTTTGCTTTGTGCATATCCCCTCTGTTATCCAATGCCCCAAAATAAAGATGCCGTTATACAACATCCCCCTGCTTATATCAAAATCATTAACATCGATAATGAAAAACAAGAGAAAAAATCGCGTATGCACTATAAGACGGCCTTTGCATATAAGACGGCGGATATAAATATCAAATTTAATCCTAACAGGGTACTTATATAATCGGCCTGTTAATAAGACGGCCTTTATAAATAATCGCTGGCTTATACATATTTGTTAAGGAATGTTAAACACGTCTAAACCTCTAGTTATAAATTTTTGGTTATAAAAAAAAATAATGTGCTAATTATATCGCATACTATATCCCCCAAATTATATAAAAAGGGGGATAAAAAAGTTTGTTGTGGGTCAGTTATATCGCATAGTATTTCCCCCTTTTTATCAGTGAAAAGGGACTTAAGCTATTGATTTAAAAGGAAAAAGTTAAGTCATTGATTTTAAAGGGAAACTGAAGTATACAACCGTCGCAAATGAAAATAAAACGGCAGTTATATGATATGAAATAACGGGCGCGCCGGAGATAAGACCATGATTTGAAAGAAAAAAAAAGTAATAATAATAATAAATAAATATTATTTTATATATCTATATTCTTATTTTTTTTTCTCCGGATTTTTTAACCGTCGATTTTTTTTTTTCGATTTTTGGTTTCACCTCCCGTAGGTGGCAAAAAAAGTTTTTAACAAACTACAATCATCCCCCCTCTTATCCAATTTTCGTTCATTCCTAAACAAACATTTCTTTACACATTCCCTTACCTTTATTAACCACTATATCCCTTGACTTATTTCCTCGTCGTCTATATAATTCATTTCAACAGTTAAGCAAGGCGTTTGCGTTGCTTAGTTATTAGATGGTAGTATCACGCCACCTATTCCGCTCTTTAAATTTTTAGTTTGCAAGTCAAAATAACTCTTGACTTATTCTAAAAGCTAGGTTATAATACGAAACATACTAAATCAGACCTTATCTTGCCATAGCCTATAATTGATTAACCCTAATCTATATGATAAAAGGTGTCATAAATTCCTTTAGTCTTATTGACACGGAATGACTATATATTATAGCGCATGACAAAATAACTCTTGACTTATTATAAAAGATGGTATAAACTACTATCTAAACTTATAACCCGCGCTTTATAAGTTTCTAGTTAAATTTTACTTGACAAGCTAAAATAAAGCGGTTATAATAACAACATATCGTAAAAACTTTAGCGAGTGCATAGTACGAGCTAATCATAAGCTAATCATAAGCTAATCATAAGCTAAAGCAGGCGTTATAACCTGTAATTATAACTAGGCCGTTGGTTTCGACCATAGCTGAATGCTCCTTAACAAATTAGACAAACCCCATCATGCGTTTCAAGTGTGGTATTACTACCACCTTGATAGCAAAACAAGGTAAACAGCCTATCAGAGAATGATGTTGTTATAAAGTGTGTGCGAGATGAAACAAGCTCAATCCCTGTTTGCCCCCAGAAGCGGAGCATCGCCTCCGCCGTATGCAAGATAGCCAGCATGATGGTATAGCGTGCAAAGGTCAACATAGAGTCTATTGATACAAGCCGTCAAGAATGACGGCTTCAGTGAGTATTCTCATTGCTGAGTGTGAAGCACGAAGCAATATTTTGCAAAAATGAAAGGTAATATTATGTCTATTGAACAAGTGAAGGCCTTAGTTAGTGAATTAGTAGCAAGCGGCGTGTTATATGAGTCCGTTTCCACTGTCAGGTTGTACACCCTTTCGCGCCCTCTTGGTATCAATACTTAACGACTTTAAAGGTAAGTAAAAAATGGAATTTGTAAAACACAATCAGCTTCTTAAAATCCGCGTGGCCTACGACCACGCTGGCGGATATAGCGAGTTCAAAGACTTCTTTGATGACAGTGGCCTTGAAGAAATCGGGGGTAATCTGTACGCCTATTTCCCTGATTCCGCCCGATGGACTGAAGCAGAAATCAATGGTATGACTGAAGATGAACGCCAAGAGTGGCAAGCCATCTTTGATTGGGACTGGACGCGCTACACCCTTGCCGATGTGTCATGGAAAGAATGGTTTGAAGCGGCGCAAGAAGAGGACGTAGTACCGTACCGCTACGCCGCGACAGGCTATTCTCAGGGAGACTGGGCGCATCTGTACCTGCTTGGTATGGAAGAGGCCGAAGCTGAAGCCTTAGTCCGTGGTTTTGAGCTGTACGCGTACGAGACGCCATATCGCTGTGCGGTTAATCTGATTGACTGTGAATCAGGCGATGTAATCGAGTGGGATTCTTTGGGCGGAATTTATGACTTAGCCTCCAGTCTCAAAGATTTGAAAGGCTATATTGCTGACTCACTGCGAAGCATGGACGGCTTGCACCCCGACCTGTTGACAAGCGCGTTGGAAGCTGTCAACGAATTGGAATATTCCGACATTGAATCTTAACTAAAAGGAAACAAAAATGCGTATTGAAGAATTAATCCGAAATACAAAACCTGAAATTATTGTGTCAATCCAAGACGACTACCTCGACCATGTAGGCGATGAACCCTTATCCCGATATGTTTACCTGACATGGCAATGGTGTGACGACAAGGGAAATTGGGCTTCCCTTGAAGTCTTAGGCGCAGTCGATGGTAACTTTGATATTGCAACACTGGACTATTCCTTTGAAGATTGCCAGGCCCGTTGTAGCGATGACACCTTGTCTGAATCTGAACTGTGGGAATTGCAAGAGCTGATGGTCCATCACGCCTGCGGCTTCAACCCACTGCATGACGGCTGTACCCGCAAGGATATTTGAAATGAAAACCATCGAAAAACTGATTGACCTGTTGGAAACCCAAGAGCCTGAATGTGTGGTAGCTGTAAACACTGACTACACCTATGAAGATGACGAGGGGCAAGACGTGGAGTATGCCTGCGATGTTACCCTGTATTGGGGCAATCGTGATTATCAAATGGCCGTTACCGCGCCATTGTGTCGGATTGGTATTCCTGAAGAGGGCAAAGGATATAACATTGACACCCTGTATTGGGGTGGTACGTCCGCCGATTGGGATTATTACATCAATGTGGCTGGCCTGTCTGAAGAAGATGAAGTCATGTTGCAAGATTTGATGGAAGACAAGATGGCATGTTATGACCCGAAACAAAGCGGATATACCATTACTATTGAGCATTACTAAAGGAAAGTAACCTTATGAAACCAACTACCTACACTATCCCTGTTAAGTTCGACATTTGGGATACCCAATATACCATCACCGACCATGATGACCACATGGTTATTAAATGCCCATGCCGTAAATACGAGTGTGGAAACAGCCAGTCGTGGGGATTGGGGCATTACACCGAGACCATAACCAACCCTAACACTATCGGCCTTATCCGTAAAATGGCACAAAGTGGTAGTGTAGGATTGATAGATAAAAATAACGGTATGGCCTTTACTGTAGCGGAGGTCATTTTTGGACTGCCTAACGCCTATGGTTGGACACCGGAGGATTTTGAATGAAAACCAAAGAGATGACCGACGTCCGCGCCAGTGTGTGCTTTCCAAACCTGACATCGCCGAACAGCAAATATATTCCGAAACAATGCCTGTTCCGCAATCCGTCCATCATGCTACATGGTAAGTGGTCTGAAGAGTCCGTCCGCCGGTATTGTATCCACCATGCGAAGAAGCAGGGATATAGCCATGTAGTCCTTGATATTGAGTACATTTACAACGATGGAACAGGCAACAGCCTGACCGTGAACCTGTGAAGAAAGGGTGCAACCATGACTTTGTTTGAAGTATTGGAACGCCGAGATGCAATCTTGGCATTATCAAACAAACGCACCGAGACCATCTGCGCCTTGATGGAGGGCAACCACGTTGACGGTTTAGATGAAATCTTACGCCTTGTTGACCGCCCTGTCGGTACTCACGAAGAAATACGCAATGCCCCCGAATACCGCCACGTTAACGCCATTAGTGCATGGTATGACCTGCTTGCCCACCTGTGGAATCGTCTGTAAGAAAGGAGCAAGACAATGGCTGAATCCATCAAGGCCGTGAGCCAAGCGACAGGGGTCAGTGTGTATAAGCTGAAGAAGATGTTGGCACAAGGCGACATTGCACAAATCACTGTGGCCGATGTGTTTGAATCCCAACGCCGTGAGTCCATGCGCAATGCACGGCTGACGGCTGGCGAGGTGGTGGCCTACCTGCGCCATGACGAGGGCGCGTATCGTGAAGCCATTGCCTGTGGCGCAATCATGCCTATGGTTGATGGTAACTTCGTTGGCGATGACGTGGTAAACCTGACACCACACCGACACGCCCTGCTACCACCACACCCTGCCTATACACCGACACGCCCCGAACCGAACTTGCCGATAGTGTGGAATCCTGTATCGCCGATGGCGAAAGCCCGATTCGAGCAAGCATTTGAAACCCGACTGCGACAGTCTGAGTTTTGGACACATGACGGTAACGCGTTCTACGCCCCCGATGGTATCTACTGCCAGTCCAAAGTGCGCGGTATCCGCAAGACCATGCGAGCCGGCCGACTGGCTAACGCACCACTGTATGCACCCGACGTGGTTGCTACACCGACAGGCCAGGCCGAGCGTATCAAGGTGCAAGGCTTCACAACCCCACGCTCAACAGTGGTTAACCTCTCAGTGATGGACGACTACGGCGTGTGGGCGCACTCGCACGGCGTGTACAACGCGCCGGAGGCTTGGGTCAAGGCATTGCAACGCGCCGTCAACGCATTAGGCATGGCGGTGGTAATCGAACCGACCGAGACAGTGGACAGCGTGATGGCCGCACTCGCAAGCTGGCTTGACACCGCTGTGTAAAACATATTGACACACGAGAGATTCTTTCGTATTATTAGATTAAACTTAATGGAGTAAAAACAAATGTTTACTTTGACTAACGCATTAGACCTGCAATCCGCACCTATTACTGAAACCCCTGCCGACCGCGCACGACAAGCGGTTGCCAAGTATCGCGCCCAGTGTAATGAGGACGTATATCATGTGTTGTTGGGTATTATTGAATCCGAATCTGCCAAAGGCGCGGTTAGTCTCGACTTGTATCACTACGAGGATAGTAGCTGCGCCTATGTCGAGCAGAAATCGAACGCCCCGCGTTATATTAATGGTCGGGTGCGTGTACATATCAATAACGCCCCACTGATTGCTTATGAAACATTGGTAAAACGCTTTGAGTCCGATGGGTTCGACGTTGTTGCTATGAATAGTGCTGATTACGGTACGATTATTGACACTATTTCTTGGGAGTAAATAATGACCGCAGAAGTAGACACATCACTCACGACCCATTCGGAATTTCAGGAGCGTGTGGCGCAACGCCGCCACCCTATTACTCGGTTGCTTTGGCGCATGGTATTACGCGAGATGAATATCATAGCCGCAAACGGTGGACAGGGTGTACGGCTTGTATGGCGGGCTATGGGTAGCGACACACCCATAGCATTAATATCGGTAGATACGGATTATCCTACGTTGATTATCTACAAAACGTGGCAGTACGACACTGAATTATTTACGCGCCTTGTTGCCGATGCCGGATTCCCCCATTTATGTAACGACATAGCAATAGGTCAGAACGCAGTGGTCTTTATCGGCTGGAGCACAACCGAAGAAAAGGAGTAAATCATGATTGATGAAAATGTAGAAAGCCGTTATGCCAAAATCATGGCGGTAAAAGAAGTGTTCAGCACCCACCCCTACTGGCACACCAGCAACTATCCCTACCCACATGAGAACGTCTTGGCTGATTGGTTTGATGTGGTAGTAAACGACCAACCTCCGCCGCCAAGTGTCCGTGCAATGTGTGAGACCATTCACGATGAGACCGACGGCGTGTCGGCCTACGACCTCGAAGATGCCCTCGATACTGACGGCGATATGATGTACACCCTGAATGAGCAGTATGAGTTTTGCAATCCGTATCTGACCCTCGAACAGAAGTACCGCGAGTTTGAAACCGACCTGACAGCCTTTGTTAAATATATGAAAGCGCAATCATGAAATACGCAATCCGAACTATCCTCGCCGTCGCAGCTATCGGCGGTGGCGTGTACGCCATGAGCAGTACCAGTGGTATGGCAGACCATCAATGCGCCCAACGTGTCGCCGAGCTTGAGAACCAAGTGGCGATGTACGAGCAAGCGCACCTCGTAGAAGAGCAGTACGACAAGCTCGATGCGATGGAGCGTGTGCGCGGAGATGCGGAGGCCAGCCGATGAAAACCTATGTATTGGTAGTTTATGCCACCCCAGCCGTAAGCTCCGATGTTATGGCGCAGTTGTCGGCCACGCGATACCCTAGTGTTCCCGCCATGTGCGATGCCGTTGAACAAGCTCTTGGGGACTTCGAGGGTAATGATTGGAAATACTATTCTACTGATGGATTCCGTGAGAAGTGGAACGCTTCAACAGTATGGGACGGCGAGATTACGTCAGTAGAAACCTATATCGCATTCTTGGAGGTGGAACATGACTAATAACACACCCGAAACCTACGCCGACCTACTCAAAGCACGAGGCGATGTCCCCATCTCGGTACTGCGCCAACTCAAGGCGCAAATCGACAGCCTGCTGGCGTTGGTTGATGCACTCGACATGGATATGCAACTGACCCCTGCACCTGACGATGCGACGGCGGCTATTGCCAACGCGCTACGCGCCCGATACCCCGACTTCGCGGACAAGAGCGACGCGGAAGTGCTGGCCTACTTCAATGTACAGGTGGGCGCATGATTAAGATTGATGCCATACCACTGGGTGTGCGGACAACCAAGACCAGCCGTAGCAGTACCACGCCGGAGAGCGCGGTCGTCCATGCTGTGAAGCAGTGGGCTAAAGACAAACCCGACGTGTATCTCGTCCGTGTGGTACAAGCTGGCGAGGTGGGTGTGCCTGACTTCCTGCTGTGTGTCTGCGGACGGTTCGTCGGTGTCGAGTGTAAGGCGAAAGGCCAAGCACCACGCACCAACCAACGCCTGCAACTGGGGCGCATCACGTCCGCCGGCGGCTTCGCTCTGTGGGGCGATGCCGACACCCTTATCCCTGAACTGGATTTAATTTACCAAAGGTTGAAGAAATGATTACTGCAACAGAACTGCGCGACCTGATGACTTTTCAAGTGGCGTTTACGACCCTCCGCAAGTACATTGAGCAACAGGTTGTATCTTCCGCCCTTGCTGGTAGTACGTCATGTGTGATTAATAGGCTGCCAGTCACTGTTATTGCGCAGCTACGCATATATCTCGAAATGCATGGTTACACCGTAACAGCGTCAGATGCGGACGAGAATCAGAGCGTAGATGTAGTCGTTAGTTGGAAGGAAAGTAAATGAGTAGCCAAGAAGAACTGTACAGAGCTATGAGTAGTTTGCTCGACGTATTGCACCTGCACCCCGACGGCGTGGACATGGTTATCGACACTATGTTAGATACGTTGACCACGATGTCCGATATGGACACCTACCCACCAGAGGCTCTCTCTGTGATTAAGAAACGTGCCGAAGCAATCCGAGAAGCCTTGAATAACAATCCCTTACTCCACCGACCTGAATCATGCAAACAGCCAGTTCACTGACCGCCAAGCGCAAAGAGGCGAAACTGCAAAAGCAAGCCGAACGTTTGGTAAAACGCACTAAGCGTGAGACCCATGCCAGCTTCAAGACCGACCGCAACCGAGACAATAAGGTGCTGAATGGTCGGAAGCTGTACTGCAAGAAGATGATGGACGCGCCCCTTATCGACCGCGACACCCTGTACACCTACCTGTTAGAGATGTGGTTGCGACTGGGCGATATGCCATACATGACCGACCCCAGCACCCTGACGTTCTTCACTCGCACCCTGAATGCCTACCACATTCTCGCACGAATGTACGCCCAGCCCAACATGGGCAAGACGGTTGAGTTGTGCAAGGTGGCCTACTCTGCATTGGTAACGTGGCTCACTGACTTCGACGAGCTGGAGAGTCCGCAACGCCGCCGCGAGGTGCTGTCGCCCTTGTACACAGCCTGCCTGTGTATCGCTGACAGCTACGAGCATCTCAGCCAGCACCTGTTCGAGTACCTGACGAACTACACCCGCGCCCAGCAGGTATGCAAGAAAGTGTGCATCACGGCTACCCTGCGCCGCGAGTTGCGCGACGAGTTTGTCGCCGTTGTCAACGGCAAGGACGTGCGCCAAGCGGCTAAGGCTTCCGGCCTGCCGTACAACGAGTTCCGCACCGACATCATCGTGTGGGCTAACCACCTGTATGACGTACACACCCTTGTACCTAAGTCGCCACCGGCGAGCCGACCACGTTCCGTACCGGAGGTTCGTGCTGATTGGTTGCAGATTATGTTGGCTAACGATTTCAAGTTCCTGCGCGGTATCCTGCTTGATGCAGAGGGCGAACTGCGTACCCTTGAGAATAAGACCGGCCTGTCGGTGTTCGACTGGGCGGCGCATGAATCCAAAATCTTAGGAGTTAAATTATGAGTAAGTATTTCTTGACCCCACTGGCGTTGCTTATCTTCGCCCCTGCCGGTCTGTTGTGGCTGTTCGCAGAACTGTTATACATTGGCGTGTTCTTCTTCAAGCTGTTCAGCTCCATCTTGGCATCGCTGGCGATGGCCGCCAGTGCCAAGTTAGACTGCGAGGTCTGCAAAGACCTGTACAAGAATGACATCGTTGGTACGACCAAACGCCTTATCCGTACCGAAATCGCAGAGCAGATGGAAGCCATGCACCTGTCATCTGTGTTCTTTGAAAGGAAACGATGATGGCCTATATCGTTTCCACTATCGCCTACGCCTGCCTGCTCTTCCTGCTGGTGGCCTACGCCGTGTGGGATGGCCTTGTCCTCCTGCTGTTCGCCCTCCGCGCACTCATTGAAGTTTGTGTGCTGGTGGTAAGCGTACTGCTCGCCTCGACCGATGTGTCCCTGCGCCGTATGGCCAACACGTCCGACCCGACAGTGTGGGGCGTTGCCAAGTATGAGTACCGCAAGATGGTCGATACCCTCCGCCGCGACCTGTGGGCTACGCTCATGACCCCTAAACTCGTTATGGAATTAACACGATGAACTATTTAACCCTCGACTTCGAGACTTACTACGACAAAGAAATCAACCTCAAGAAGATGACGACGCAAGCCTACGTCATGCACCCGCAGATGGAAGTGTTGATGGTCTCTGCCAAGTTAAATGAAGACCCTGTGCAAATCATTGACGGCGAGCAAATCCCAACGTTCTTCGCTACGGTCGATTGGTCTAATACTGCGGTCATCGCGCATAACGCCGTGTTCGACGGCAGTATCCTATACTGGCGGTACGGTGTGCGCCCTGCGATGTTGATTGATACCATGAGTATGGCGCAGGCATTGGGTGTTCCGACCATCGCCGGTAGTGCCAGCCTCGCCACCTGTATCCGCTTGTTGCAGGAAGCAGGGTACGCCGTACCCCCTAAAGGCACAGAGGTACTGGACGCATTGGGCAAACGCCGTGCCGACTTCACGCCGCAACAGTGGGCGGCCTACCGTGAGTATTGTAAGAACGATACCGACATCACATGGTTTCTCTTCAAAGTCCTGCGCCAGTATCTGACGGACGAAGAGATGCGCTTCCAAGACATCATCTTGCGCTGCTACACCGAGCCGCGCCTGACCGTTGACCTCCCTACGGTAGAGTACGAGCTGAACCGTTGCCGTACCTACAAGGCCGAGCAGTTGGCAGAGGTGTGCAAGATGTTCGGTACAACCCAAGACAACCTGTCTGCGCTTCTGCGCAGTAACGACAAGTTCGCCGAAGTCTTACGCAGTATCGGCGGTGTAACCGAAGAGGAAGCCGAGCAAGGCAAGAGTGGTACATTCATTATCCCGACCAAAGTGTCTGAAAAAACCGGCAAGACCACATGGGCGTTCGGTAAGACTGACGTGGCGTTCAAAGAGTTGTGCGAGCATGACGACCCTAAAGTTCAGGCCGTCTGCCAAGCGCGACTGGCGGCTAAGTCCAGTATCGACGAGACCCGATGCCTCAAGTTCCTTGAGTATGGCAGCTACGGCTTCCTCCCGATGGGGTACAAGATTGGTGGTGCGCATACTAATAGGCTTTCGGGGGGTTCGGCTGGCTGCTTTGTGGGGGAGACCATGATTGTGGTACTGCCTGTTGGGGCTGATGCTACCGAGTGGGAGTACCGCATGATTAAGGATGTGCAGCTTACCGACCTGATATGGGATGGCTCTGACTGGTGCGCCCATGATGGGGTGGTATGTCATGGTGTGAAGCGCGTGTACAACTGGGACGGCCTCGTTGCCACCAAGAATCACGAGTGCTTTGTCGGATATGACCGTGACCGCACCGAGCAGTTTGGATGGTTTAGGGCTAACCGCTATAAGCTTGTACCTGCGCAGTTACCCGCCGGTGGGATATACGAAACCATGCCTGAGTCCAATATCTGCTACGCAGACGGCGCGAAAGCTATGGTCTATGACATCCTGAATGTCGGCGACCGACACTGTTACGTTGCGAACGGCAAGCTAGTACACAACTCGGCGAATATGCAAAATCTTCCAAGCGGACGGCGTGAGGGACAGAGCGACCTGTTGCGTCGTAGTATTATTGCACAAGGCGATAACGTTATCGCATCGTTCGATGCCTCCCAAGTGGAGGCTAGGACATTGGCATATGCGGCAAACCAATCCGACGTACTCGGCGTGTTCTCTTCAGGTGGCGATGTGTACTCGTTCATGGCCGCCAGTTTGTATGGTATTCCTTACGATACCATACGCGCCAACCGTAAATCGTCTGACCCCGACGTGGCAGCTACGGCTAACAAGCAGCGTCAGTTTGGTAAAACCCTCGTGTTATCATGTGGTTATGGGCAGGGAGCGCAAGGCTTCCAAAAATACGCACTGGTAAATGCAGGACTGAATCTGACGCTGGATGAGGCCACACACGCAGTCCGTGCTTATCGTGATGCCAACAGTTTCATCACAGGCTTTTGGCGTATGTGCGACCAAGCACTCGCTACGATGGTAGCAGGTGGGCAGATGTACTTCGGCGGGCCGGACGGTAAGCTGTTCTTCGCCGATGGCAACCGCTATATCTTCGGGCGCAAGGTGGCGGGTATCCGTTTGCCTAACGGTTTATGGTTGAATTACCCCAACCTTAGTGTCGATATGACGAACCCCCGCCGTCCGCAATACTTCTATGAGAAGTGTGGTTATAATGGAAAGCCTTTAAAAACAAAGGTTTACAGCGGTTTGTGTGCAGAAAATTGCATACAAGCACTGGCGTTCGCCATTATGAAAACCCAAGCCGTATGGATTGCCCAATACTACCCTATCGTAATGAACACGCACGATGAATGGTGCATTGTCGTACCGCGCGAACAAGCAGAGGTCGCGGCGGAATATATGCACCGATGTATGTGTACTACACCTGACTATGCCAAAGGCTTGCCCCTCGCGTCAGAGGGTGGCTGGGCGCAGAGTTATGGCGCAGTCGATGATGACTGGTCTAAACGCCCGAACAACCCCGACCGTAAACATATTTTCAACCCAATGACAGGAGAAATCCTATGACAGCCCAACGAACTAAAGACTGGAACGAGTTTGCCGCTAAGGTAGCAGACCACATTGAGAACTACACCGTACCGCAGTACGGCGACGCGCCAAACGACAACGTAGAGGCGTGGTCGGCGCAAGACTGTATCGCCCAAGTGCAGAAGTACGCCGCACGTTTTGGTAATAACCAACGCACCGGCCAAGAGGAACTCGACCTCATGAAGGTTGCCCACTATGCACAGTTGGCTATGGGTAAGCTGAAACAAAAACCTTTCGACGACGAGACCGCCATCGAGTACCTGCGGGCAGGCAAGGCTGTGCGCACGACTGGTAATTATCCAATGGTTGTACTCGCCGTCATCGGTGGTAATTCCTTGTCCCGCTTCGTCAACGCCAACTATGGTACGGGTGACGATGAAGTGAACCTGCCTATTCCCGACCAATACTTGACCGTTTACTATGGTAGTGGTGTAGGCTTCTCGTATACTCTACCCGTAGCGTTCGGTGGATGGGTACTCGCCAGTGAAGATGATGTCCGTGAGGCCATCTCACGCAGCCCAATACCAGTAGAGACCACCAATGCCGCGCGTTAACCAATCAGACCTTATCATGCGCCTCGCGTTGGAGTTCGACTTGCCGGTAGCCCGCGCCAAGAAGATGGTAGATTTCCTCGTCGAACAAATGTCGGAGGAACTGATTAAGGGTAATCCGGTGTCGTTGCACAACTTCGGTACGTTCCATCGTGCAGAGGCATTCAGCAAACCGACAGGTAACTTTGGCAAAGGTGGTATCGCCCACTACAAACCACGCGTCCGTTTGGTAACATCTACCCGACTGCGCCGACGGTTGTAAAGTAGTTGCAACACGAGAGAATCCTGCGTATAATAGCGCAGGATTTTTATTTCTAGGAACAGACATGAGCAAACATAAGGTACTCAGTTACAGTGCCATCTCTCAATTTGAACACTGCCCTTTGCAGTACAAGGTGGTTAAGCTCGACAAGCTGTACCCATACGAACAATCAGAAGAAGCCAAGTGGGGGGACTACGTTCACAAATGTTTAGAAGACGCAATCATGCAAGGCGTACCGTTACCAAACAACGTATCGCAATATCAACCATTAGTAACCGCCGTCGAAACGCGCCGCGCCAACGGGTGGGAAGTAGATTGTGAGCGCACGTTCGCAATCCATAACGACTACACCGCAGAGTTCACGACAGACCGAGACGTATGGTGGTCTCCACGCAACGCGCTCGCCGGTAAGATTGACGTGTTGATGGTATCGCCCGACAAGGACGAGGCCGTCATCGTTGACTGGAAGACCAACAAGTCTGCCAAGTATGCCGACCAAAAGCAGATTGACCTGTATGCGTTGTGTGTGATGTTGGCTATCCCGACCGTGACTAAGGTCACTGGTTGCCTCATGTTCGTCTGCGACGACTACAAGATGGTACGCGCCACCTACACCCGCGCCGACATCGACAGGCTGAAAGAGGAATGGCGTTGGAAAATCAACCGCGTCATCCTTGCCATCGTAAACGACAACTTCCCAGCAGGCGAGGCCACACCGCTGTGTGGTTGGTGTCCGCACAGTGAGTGCGACAACTGGCAACAGGGGCAGGACTATCTCGCCAGAAGAAAGAAACGCAGATGACCAATATGTATTTCCCGAACGTGCATGAGCGCGTTCTCCGCATTAAGACCACAGACATTGCTGCCGTTACCGGCGCGATTCCCGATGCGCGTCCGGTGGAATACCACCCTGACGGCACTGTATGGGTCGATGTCGATTGGACATTCGACAACATGACTAAGCTCTCGCTCGCCGGTCAACCGGCAGTGAGTACCATCTTCGATGGTTACGCATTCAATGGTCGTAACCGTCCGTACTACCACCAATTCCGTATCGCGGAGTTCTTGTCACGCAACCCTCGTGCTTACTGCTTCGCGGGCATGGGGACTGGCAAGACCCGTAGCGCGTGTTGGGCTATGGATTACCTCATGTCCATTGGTGTCATCGGTAGGGTGTTGGTGGTCTGCCCTAAGTCGTTGATGTACTCCGCATGGGTGGACGACATCATGGCAACCTGTATCGGGCGCAGACACTGCGTCCTGTATGGCGACAGCAAGCGACGCAAAGAGCTGGCGCGGCGTGACAACACCGAGATAGACATCATCAACTTCGACGGCGTGGAGATTATCTCCGACACACTGGCGGTCAACAACTACGACCTGATTATCATCGACGAGAGTACCGCGTACAAAGACCCATCGACCAAACGTTGGAAAGCGTTGGCGAAGCTGATTACCCCGCAGACAAGAGTGTGGGCGTTGACCGGCACACCGACACCGCAAGGCGCAATGGACGCATACGGACAAGGCAAGCTGGTAAATCCTACGCGTATGCCACGCACCAAGACCGCCTACCGCGACATGGTACAGTACAAGGTCAGCACCTTTATATGGCGCGACAAGCGCGGATGGCAGGATACCGTTAATCATCTTTTACAACCGTCCATCTACATCCGCAAGGCCGACTGTCTCGACCTGCCGCCGGTAACGCGCAACTACCTCGACGTAGGGTTGAGCAAGGCACAGACCCTCGCCATCAAAGCTATGGTTGACGACATGGTTGCCAACTTCGACACAGGCCATCAAGCCGTCGCTGCTAACGCCGCCGTGCTGCACGGCAAGCTGCGGCAGATATACGCAGGGGCTATCTACGCCGACGACGGTACAGCTATGGCACTGGAGAACAGGTCGCGCATTGAGGCTACCATAGACCTCATACGGCAAGCCCGCGAGTCGGGCGACGACAGCATCGCAGAGGGCAGACCGCACAGCAAGGCGTTGGTGTTCGTACCGTTCAAGCACGTCATGACAGTGTTGGAAGATGCACTGCGCAAGCACTTCGATGTGGCGGTCATATCAGGAGACACCAGCGTCCACGAGCGCAAGCGCATCTTGGATAACTTCCAGCAGTCCGAGACACCGGAGGTCATACTGGCTATACCCGAAGCGTTCTCGCACGGCGTGACGGCCACCGCCGCCAGCCTCACAGTGTGGTACGCACCGCCCAGCCGGACAGAGACCTACCTACAAGCCTGCGAGCGCATGGACAGACCATCGCAAACGCAGCACATGAACATTGTCCACCTATATGGGGACAAGAGGGAGCGCGAGATGTACCAGCATCTTGCAGATAATAAGCAGAATCAGGAAACTCTACTTCAACTCTACTACGATACTCTTGGTATCAAGAAAGGACAGTCATGAAACCAGTAGTCTTTCCCGATGTCGGATACACTCCGGCGAACTTGCGCTTACTTCTCAAGCGTACCCATACCACACAACAGCAGGCAGCCACACTGTTGGGCGTTCACGAACGCACCGTCAACAGTTGGTGTTCCGCCCTCGACAAACCACAGCACACGGATATGCCGTCGAAGAAGTGGGTCGAGCTTCAAAATATTTTAAACGAGGGCTTGAAACAAGAGAGAATATCTCTTACAATAGCCTCACAACAATAAGGATTGCAGATATGGACTTATCCCAGTACACAGAATCCCAACTCGCCGAGTGGTACATCAACAACCGCAACTGGCTCTCCGACCGTAAGGCCGACTACGAAGCCCTGATTGCCGATGTTGAGAAAACGCAGGACGATTTGGAAACAGAAATGCAGAAGCGGTTGAACGCCGCCGATGCTACCAGCTTCCGCACTAAGGGCGGCACTATCGTCGCCTCCGACCGCGTGACATACAGCGTAGAGGACAGAGCGGCGTTTGGTAAATTCATCATCGAGTCCGGCGCGTGGGAAGCAACGCAGTTGCGACCGGCCAAAGACTTCGTTGAAGACTACGTTCGTGAGAACAACGGACAGTTGCCGGCAGGTGTGGCAGCGTACACCAAGAAAACCATCTCGGTTAAGAAACCAACTAAATAAGGAACATGAAAATGACAAATCTCCCAGCCAACACCCAACAAGGTGGTCTGAGTCTCGTCGGTCAAATGCCAACGTATATGCAAGAACTTGCCGCACAATCCTCTATGGGTTCGTTCGGCGACGGCTTCTCCGGCAGTCGCCGTGTCCAACTGAAAGGCGGGCAAATCAACTTCTTGGCAGAAGATGGTAAACCAATGGGTACGGTACAGAACGCTGATGGTTCGATTACCGCGTTCCCCCAATATACCAACAGCGCCGAAATCATCATCCTCGGCATCGCGCCGGAGGGTAACACGTCCTACCGGACCCTGTATCTTACCCAATATAAAGAGGGCGAGTCCTTACCACCTGACTGCTGGTCTGCCGACGGTGTACACCCATCCCCTAAATCGTTCGCCAAACAGTCCGCCGACTGCGCGTCATGCCCTAAGAACGTAGCAGGTACGTCATCTACCGGTAAGGGTAAAGCCTGCGGCTCGCGCAAACGCTTGGTAGTGGTCTTTGCCAACGACCCCGAAATGCGCCTGTTTAGCATGGACTTGTCCTCAACCGCCCTGTTCGGTAAGTCCGCTCGTGAAGCGGAGGGTTATCTCACATTGTCCGATTATGCCAAGATGTTGAAACAAGGCGGCGCAATTTGGGAGGGTGTCGTTACCGAAGTATGCTTCAGCGAGGGTTCAAACATCGGTGTGCGCTTCAAGGCCAAAGCCTATGTCGAGTACAACAAACTGCAACAACTGTTGCAACTTGGTAAGACTGCGGAATCCGCCGAGATTCTTACCATCGACTTCCCTGAACGTAAGACCGACGACGAAGCACCTGTGGCACAAGCCTACGCTGCTGCCGACCCTAAAGCCGTTATGCTGGCTAACCCAGCGTTCCAAACCACACTCGCCCATCTGCGTGACTGGGCGCAACACCCATCCGTAACAGCCGAAACAATCCGCGCCGAAGCTGCCAAGTACGGCGTAGCCCTGTAAAGAAAAGGAAATCACAATGAACCAATTAACCATGTCCGACATTCAATTCAATTTCAGCAACGTAACCATCGCGTTACAGATTGGTAATGATGGAAAAGCCCAACTCACATTCACACCAACCCAAACCACAGAACTCTACGCAAACACTGTGCAACATAATTCTGAACCTGCCGTTCATGCTGCTCCTAGCAGTACCACTGGTAGCGATAACGGCAATGGCACTGTTGTTCCTCATGCCCCTGCTGGCAATACTGTGGATGCTCCTGTATCCGCTGTGGCCGCTCCTGCTGCTCCTGCTGCTCCTGTGGTTGATTCTGCGCCTGCTCCGCAAGTAACGTTGACACCGCCACCGGCTGCCGCTCCTGCCGCTCCCGCCGGCCCCCCCGCCCCTCGCGCGC